CGATAGATAAATTTTGGTTTATTTTACAAGGATCTGGTAATTGGTATTTAATAACTCCTTTAACAGTAGTACAACGTGAAGACTATAGTGATATAGAACATCGTGTAATTAATTACCAAGGTTTAATGCAAGATTTGGATAAAGCTGAATTATTTAAAGCGATAAAAGAAATGCGTAAAAAAAAAGTTGTCAACAAAAATAATTTTTAGACAGTATATTTTGTTTGTAAAATAAATAAAAAATATTTAATTTATAATATAATGTCTTTTTTATCTAATAAAACAAAAGATGAAAATAAAATAATTACATTATCAACTTGTTGGTATATTTTAACATCAAAATTTGATAATAAAACATATTTAAAGTGGATCACAAATTTATTATCGATTGTTCACCATTTTAATTTAGTAATTTATACAGATAATAATTCACTAAAACTATTTGTTCATTTAATTGATTTTTCTAATAAAAAAATAAAAATAATTATAACTGCAATAGAAGAATTTTACACATATAAATATAAAGATTTTTGGGTAAAAAATCATAAAAATAGTAATTTAAATTTGCATTCACATATAGATTGGAGACTAAATATGTTATGGAACGAAAAAGTTTTTTTTGTAAATGAAACGATAAAAAAACAATATTTTGACACAATATATTATGGTTGGTGCGATATAGGTTATTTTCGTAATCGACAAAATGACTTGCACTGTAATTATTTGAAAAACTGGCCAAATAACCAAAAATTATTAGACGGTTATTTTGATAAAAAATATATACATTATGGTTGTGTTCAAAATGATAATTTAATATATATAAATCTACAAAATGATATAAATACACACTACACGAATAAATTAAAAACTCAACCGACGTTTCAAATAGAAACAAAATGTTTTGCTGGTGGATTTTTTATTTTAAATAGAGATTTAATAGATACATATGTAAAATTATTTGATGAAAAACTATTCTATTATTTTATGAATAATTTTATAATAAAGGATGATCAATCAATAATAATGGATATTATTTTTACAAATGCAAATATATTCAATATTCATACTGAAAATACTAACAAATTTGATAATTGGTTTATGTTTCAAAGATTACTTCTTTAAGTAGTTTTAATATATTATTTTCTACAACAAAATTTTTCCAAAAAGTAATTTAGGTTTTGAAAAATGGACAAAAATAAATGTCCAAAATTGAAAACCTAAATTACTTTTTGGAAAAAACACTCGCACTTGAGCATTGTGACGAAAATGCTCTCAAATTCATTTTTAAGTCAAAAAAAATGTGACTATAAAATTTTATCTTTTTTTTACAAAAATATTTAAAGGGATTTTTATATTTCCTAATATTAAGGATAATGGAAAAAAAATGTCCTCTAAAAATCCCTAAACTTTTCGCTTGTGATATTTGTCACTATAATACAAGCAACAAAAAAGACTATTCTAAACATTGTTTTACACTGAAACATATAAATAGAATAAATGGAAATAACCAAGAAATTAAAAAATCCCCACATCATTTATGTGTATGCGGTAAGAATTATAAGTCATATTCTGGGTTGTGGAAACATAAAAACACTTGTGTCCCAACAAATAATAGTTCAGATACATATTCTAATCATTTACATGAGATCACACCAGAATTGATATTAAAGGTTATTGAACAAAATAAAGAACTAACTAATATTATATTACAACAAAATACTACAATAAATAAACTTTGTGATAATAATAATACAAATACTAATATCACAAATAATACTCAAATCAATAATTCGAATAATAATAAAACATTTAACTTAAATTTTTACTTAAATGAAACTTGTAAAAATGCTATGAATATTGATGAATTTATAAACAACATAAAGTTAAGTTTAGAAGATCTCGAATACACTGGTCGAAAAGGATACATTGAAGGTATATCTAATATTATTCTTAAGAATCTTAAACGAATAGGAGAATATGACAGACCTATTCATTGTTCTGATAACAAAAGAGAAATTTTGTATATTAAACACAATAATATTTGGAATAAAGAAGATAATGATAAACCTATACTTACGAACGCAATAAAGGTTATTGCTAATGAAAATATAAAACAAATATCTAAATGGAGTGAACAAAACCCTGATTGTAAAAAATCAAATTCGAAAAAAAATGATTTATATTTACAAATTTTAAGTAATTCTATGTGTGGAATTGATAAAGAAGAAACCGAGAAAAATATAAATAAAATTATATCAAATGTTACCAAAAATGTCACTATAAATAAAAAATAAAAATTAATTATGATAATGGAATTTTTACCCAATCCTCCAAAAATAGATCCGAAGTATCTTTATTAGCTTTTGGACTAAACCATTGATCTGGATAACATACGATTTTTTCTACATTTGAATTTAGATATGCTCCCCACCAACTAAATGTACTATTTGCTATTATGTTATGTTCACATAGGCTCATTAATAACATTTGTTCCCAATCATCCAGATGTGGATTTACCCGTATAAATTTCATATGAGAAAATATTTTTTTTAAATTATTTATTATTTCTTCTACTTCAGTTAAACTATCATTTTCACAGAAATATAATACTGTTTTTTCTTTTTTTATTTCTATAGAATCAACTTTGTTTACAATAAAATTTAACGCATTTATATAATATTTATCTGTTAATAATGTATAAATATTAGGATACTTTTTATAATCTCCAAATCTAAAATGGATTGAAATACTATGTATTTTATCAAAATTTATTTTTACCTTATTTTTAACAATGAGTTTTTTTAAATCTACTTTCAATAGTTTACAAATGCATTCTTTATATTTATCAAAGTATTTTGGACTTTGAAAATAACCAACTAACAATGTTCCATAATTTTTTTCAACATTTTCAGGAAGTTCTTGAAAAACAAAATCTTTTTCTATTATAAATATTGATTTAGGAATTTCATTTATATTTTTTAAAAATGGTTTTAAAGCTGACAAAAATGTTTCCCAATATGTATATCTTATAGTCGAACCATTAGATCCGTCCCCTAGTTGATAATTGTTTAAAAAGAAAAAAGGTTCGGAATATTTAACAGCATAAACAATTGTTGTAAAAATTTGAAATAATTGATTACCTAAACCCCCGCATAATTTACAAGATATCATATAATATATTATTACAAAATATATTTAAGTTTTATTTATTAATAATGACTTATAATCTTGATGTTTCTTACTATTATAATGTTCTCTTTTTCCTGATTTACGAATTTCAGACCCACATTCACAAGTAATCATTTCTTTATGCTTTTCTAGTATTTTTTCTTTATTTTTTTGATACCATTCATTCTTTTTTTCCTTTACTTTGTCTTTATTTTCTTCAACATATTGTTTAGTCTTTAACTTAATTTCCTCTTTGTGATTTTCATAATAAATATGGGTTTGTTCTTTAATTTTTTCTTTATTTTCTTCATTATATTTTTTCTTGTGTTCTTTAATTTTTTCTGCATTTTTTTCTCTATATTCTTTTTGTTTTTGATGTAAAATTTCATTTTTTTCTTCATCACTTATTTTAGTTTCAATTTCAATTATTCCACATAATTTGTTTTGATAATTTATGTGAACTTTTGTTTGTAAATGTCTATGTTTATTTCCAAATGTATAAGAATTTCCACATTCACAATCAATTATTTGACTTCTTTCCGCCTTTAACTTTTCTTTATTTGCTTCTCTCCATTCTTTATTTGCTTTTGCTGCTTCTTCTTTATGCGCTGCTCTATATTCCTTTTTTTGTTCTGATATTTTTTCTTTATTTTCTTTTTGGTATTTTTTTTGATATTCATAAATTTGGTCTTTATGTTCTTCAGCGTATTCTTTTTGATATTCTATTTTATCTTCTTTGTTTTCTTTATAATGTGTTTTTGCTTTTTCTAATATATAGTCTTTTTTTTCTTCATACCAATTTTGTTTATATAGTTGTGGGTCTTCTTTACACATAGCATATGGTTTGTTTACATTTAAAGTTGGTAATAATTTTTCTATCCAATATTGTTCAACCGATTCGGCTTGTCTTTTATCTTTACAATTATGTTCTTCTATTTCTATCATTGACCAATTATCCCATCCTCCATTGTCTCTTATAAATTTATAAACGTATCTATTAAAATTAATATCATTACATAATTTTTTATGTTGATTTTTTCTTTGAATAAAATTAGTTGTATGACCAATATAAATATCATTTATGTTGGGGTCTCTGCAACAAAGTTTATAAATAATGGTTTTAGAGTAATCTGCTTGAATTTTAGGCATTATAATTATTTATATAAAATGTCTTTAAATTAAAATATATTAAAACATATTATAATGTATTATAAAAATGAATCATTTTTTTATTAAAAATCGTTCGTAAACTCGAAATCGTCTATACTATGAGTTTTATTTGCGAGAGCATAAGAATCGTTTAAACGCTCAAAAAAATTGACTTTACCCTCTAAACTAATCAACTCCATAAATTCGAAACAATTGTTTACATTATAAATCTTTTTGTAACCAAGTTGAAGACACAAACGGTCAGCAACAAATTGAATATATTGGGTCATCAAAACTGAATTCATCCCAATTAATTTACACGGCAATGCATTACATATAAATTCGGTTTCAATTTCTACAGCTTCTTTAATAATTTCATGAATACGAGACTTATCCATTTTTTTAACTAATTTTGAATACAAAAGAACTGCAAATTCGCAATGGAGTGCTTCATCTCTTGATATAAGCTCATTACTAAATGTTAATCCGGGCATTAATCCGCGTTTCTTTAGCCAAAATATACTACAAAATGCACCGCTAAAAAAGATACCTTCTACACAAGCAAATGCAACTAAACGTGTAGCAAAACTAGATCTATTATCGTGAATCCATTTTTGTGCCCAATCTGATTTTTTTTTAATACAAGGAAAATTGGTTATAGCGTTAAATAACATATGTTTCTCTTCTTTATTTTTAATATATGTTTCGATTAGATTACTATATGTATGACTATGAATATTTTCCATCGCAATTTGAAATCCATAAAACGCTCTTGCTTCAGATACTTGAACATCTGCCATAAATCTTTGAGCCAAATTTTCCAAAACAATTCCATCAGAAGCCGCAAAAAAAGCTAATATCATCGAAATAAAATATTTTTCATCTTTACTAAGACCATCCCAATGTATTAAATCTTTAGACAAATCAATTTCTTCGGGTCTCCAGAAACAATCAACTTGTTTTTGATACATATCCCATATATCTTGATATTTAATGGGAAACATAACAAACCTATTATCATCTGGACTTAATAAGGGTTCTGTATTATTCTTCGACATCCTAAAGTATATATAGTATAGATTTTATATTTATTTAATAATATATTTATTTTTTAAAAAATTTAATAAATTATTAAAATAAGAATGAATACCAAATTATGTCCAGATGGTAAGGAATTAAATCCAAAAACAAATAGATGTAATAAATTATGTCCTCATGGATTTTTAAGGAATAACAAATTTCAATGTAGAAAATGTATTAAACAATTACCTCTAGCTGAAAGAGATCAATATTTAATACAAATTGAGGCTGAAATTACAAATAAGAAAAAGTTGTTGATCAAGAAAAAAAAAGAATTAGATAATAAACATAAACTCAATCACTATTTAGATGGTGTTAAAGAAAACTATTCAAAATATTATGACTACATACTTAAAGAAAAACAACAACAATATGATGCGCTTTTGCTACTTAAGGAATATATGAACGATTTAATTCAGACTGAAGATCTAGTAGATGAGCAGCTTAGAACTGCAAAATATGAACAAAAAGATATTATTAAAGAGATTGACAAAGTTAAGGCAGAATTAGATGAATTAATAGAATAAAGTTTGTTTAAAAAAAATAAAATAATAATATATAAATGGATATAATTAATGAGATACTAACAAAAGGAGAACAAATAAATAGTAATCTTAATGGAAAGATAAAATTATTAAATGATCGTAATACTACATTCTATGGAGAATTGAAACAACGTTTAACAAATATTCTTGATGCTATTAATAATTTTAAGGACACAAATTTACAAGGATTAACAGAGACAAAAAATCAATTAACAGCAGTAACAACTGAGTTAGAAAACACAAGACGAGAACTCGATAAGACTAAATCTGAACTCGATAACGTAAGAGCAGAATTATTAAATGTTCAAAGTCAGCTCCAAGAATCTACCATTAGTAAAAATGAATTGGAAGGACGAGTTAGAGAATTAGAGAAAGATATACAAAGAATAAATGAAGATTACCAAAAACAAATGGATACAATTAAAAAAGAAATGAATAACACATTATCTCAAGAAAAAAATGCTTTGCAAGAAGAACATGATAAACAAATTGCTGCTTTACAACAAGAGAAAAACAATTTATTGGATCAAATAAATGAAGCTAAAAAAAATGAAGAAGAAGCTATAAATAATTTGTCCAAGCTTCAAGACGATCAAAATAGTTTAATCGAAAAATTAGGAACAATTAATCAAGTATTGGCTAAACAACTCGAAACAATAGATAGTATAAGTATAGATCAACCTAATATTAATGCTTACTCTGATTTATTGACGGATATAGAAGCCGGTTTGAAAGGTGTTATGGGAGGAATTAATCAGGCGGTTTCTTCTACAGCAACGCAACAAGTGAGTAATTCTACACCTGAAACACAAACATCATTATATGATAGATTTATTAAATTAACTCCTACTGAACAAGAACAAATATATGATAAGCTCGATGAGAAAGATATTGCATATTCACAATTAATAAAACAACAATTATCAAATCCAAATCCTAGCAAACAAAATATAATTAATATAAATAATATTTTAAAAAAAAGGTATGTAGAAAATTTAAATGGAGACAATAATTTATTAAGAGGAGGAAAACAAAAACGTAGAACAATGAAAAAGAGATCAAAAAAAACTCGCAAACTTAGAAAAAAATATCAGAAAGGAGGATACACATATAGTGCAAGCAAAGAATTAGATAAGGCAAGTTCTATTGTTAGTAATTTATCTGTATCAAATTCTGGGACCAAATCTAGAACAATTAGAAATAAAAAAAAATCCAGAAAAAGATCTAGAAAATAAATTTAATATATATATATCATATTTTAAGTTTACTCAACATTCCTTTTAATCCAGGTAAATTATTACAATACATAGGCCAGTATCCCGTAATCTGTCTAATTTTTAAACTTTGTATACTACATCTTTGTCTAATGATTTTTTGTTTTTCTTGAAATACTTTTTTCCATTTTTTTTGAATTATTCTTATCCAAAAAGTTTTTAAAATTGCAATCGTTTCTTGTGTTGGTAAAATAATATATTCCCCAATTTCTTGCTTGATATAATTAAAATTTGAAATTATATTATGATAATTTTTTATTGTAGGATGTTGACAATCAGAGTTTGGATATCTAATAAAATATCTAGATAATTTAGAGTATTTCCGCCTTAAAGAAACAATGTCATTATCTATTTGAGATAAAATATCATCATATTCTTCTTCTTCTATTTCCGTGTAATTTAATGATAATCTAGTAACAGGATCATATATATTATAAACTAAATAATATGTTTCAATATTAGGATGACTGTCGTTTGTCTTTCCATGTATTGTAGGAAAATGTAATTCACATAACATCAAATGGTATTTATTTTTATCAATAGTATAATTTTGCATAATATAATTATATTATTCAATACAATAAACAATTATTCAATTTTTTTTAAAACAATATAATATATATTATGAGTTTTGCAACCGAAGCTTCGAAATTATTAACTAACAAATACTTTTTGTATTTTGTGGTATTTTTAGCTGCAACAAATGTATTAGGGTATTTAGTCACGAATAAACTAAATGCTGTCATATTTTTCGGGTTAGTTAGTTTGATAACATATCAATTTAGTAAAAATATGACTGTAATATTATTAATTGCAGTTATAGCAACAAACTTTTTAATGTCAAATAAACAAATGCGAGAAGGTTTAGAAAACGAAACACCTGATAATAACTTATCTCTAAATAAAGATAAAGAAAACGATCCAGACTTAAGTAAAATTGGAGGTAAAGACATTGAAATCGCAGATGCTATCAATCTTGTTAAAAAAACTAAAAACGGAGAAGATGTAAGAACTATGCTAAAAGACAAAAATAGTAAATCTCTAATGGTTGATATAGATGAAACTGATATTTCTCAAAATAAAATAATTGATACCAATAATACAGATTTAAATACATCAACTGAAAAAGGTCCTGAAGGATTTGGAGAAAAAATTAGCGACAAAAAAAAATACACAAAATCAGAACACTTTGGTCCACGTTTAGATTACGCCGCTACTATAGAACAATCATATCAAAACCTAGATAATATATTAGGAAGTGATTCTATTAAACAACTAACGAATGATACACAAAAATTAATGAAACAACAACAAAATTTATTCGACACAATGAATCAAATGGTTCCTGTTTTAGAGGGTGCTCAAAATTTATTAAAAGATTTTAATATTGGTGGACTAACAGATTCATTAAAAAGTATGAGTAGTTTAACTAATGCTCCGACAGTATTAAATAATAAATAAATATATAAATAAATATATATAGCAAACAGACAAATATAATATAATATATTATATTATATTAATGAAAAAGTGTCCTCCAGGTGTTATTTGTGTAGAAAATGTTACATTATTACTACTATTTATAATTTTTTTAATTTTAGGATGTTTTATTTATATGAATTCTTCTGATAAAAAAAGTGTTACTATAAATGATACTGATAATATAACTATTAAAAATAATCGAGAATTATCGTCTGATAGTGGTTGGTTTAATAGATTTTTACCAAGTTGGCCATATAATAATTTGTCAAAGGATGTATTATTAGACCCTTATGCTGCTCCTTATAAAGATGATCGTTATTTAGTTCCAGAATTAACACATATTTCACCTATAAGAAATTCTATTCCTATTAATATATCAACTAACATAGGAGCTGTTGACGCAACATATCGTCAAATGGGTATAATTACACCACTAAACGGGGCATCGAAAGATAATATATTACCCTTAATGGGGCGACCTTTATTTACTAACAGAGATAAATGGCAGTACTATACTATATCAAATCAACATAATAACGTTAAATTGCCTATTTCATTCAAAGGCAAAAGTGGATTAAACGATTATGGTGTTGACCAGATATTTAATGGTGATACTATTTACGTTGAAGGTTATAATGAAGCATTTAGAGTTACTGTATATGAAAATGACACGATTAAATATTTACCATTTATTTAAGTTGAGCACTTTATAATAATTTAATGTTTAATTCGCCTTAAGAGTTGTATTGCGTAGGTTAAATTGTTTTTTATGTCTGATAGTATTAGAATGTTTTAATATTTTTGATGTTTTTTTATATTTTTTTCTAGTTTGTTTACCATTATTTTTTATAATTTTTTGTAAACGAACTTTAGTTAATTTCATATCCTATATTTAGAAAAGATTTAATAGAAGAACACTAAAAATAATTATACCTTTGGATATTTAAACTATCAGTTTATACTTTTTTATGAAGACATACCATAAAAAATAATTCCTTAATATAATATAAATGAGTTGTCCTAATGCTACAGCACCTATAGATATAAGTATATCAAACATAACAGGTAAATGCGATTTAAAATGTTCATATAGTTTTCATTACAGTAATAGCTCTTGTATAGCAAAAAATAGGGGCGAATATATATCAATTTCATATGATAAATCATCATCTCCACCTGTTTTATATAATGCAACTGGGTATGATGTACAAGAAATAAGATTATATATACCTTCATTGCATTCTTATAATAATAGAAAAACAAATGGAGAATTAATAATAGTTCATACATCAAATTTAGGTTATAAACCTTTGTTAGTTTGTATTCCAATCAAAAGTAATAATAGTTCAAGCTTTAGCGCTTTATTTTTTAAAACATTAGTAGATACAGTTGCTTCTAGTGCTCCTTCGGATGGAGATATGACAACTGTAAATATTCCAAAGTTTAATTTAGATTTTTTAGTTCCTAAAAAACCATTTTTTTCATATTCAGCCACAGAGCCATATCAACCTTGTTCTGAAAATGTCGAGTATATCGTATTTACTCCTTTAGAATCATCATTAGATATTATGGATGAAACTTTAAAAAAATTAGATACAATAATTAAAAGCAATGTATATGATATAAAAAAAGGTCCAAATCTATTTTATAATGAGAAAGGACCGTCAATAGGAGGTGGAGGCAATGGCGAAATTTATATAGATTGTCAACCAGTCGGTTCGTCAGAGGATACGAAAGAAATAATAATAGATATGGGAAGTTCTCCTTATTCGATGAATATGAGTGATTTATTTAATAATCCATATTTTAAAATGTTTATTGTTTCCTTTATACTTATAGTAATATTATATGGGACAAAATATTTGTTAAAGATAATTAAACCGATAAAGGACGAAGCTATAGAAACGATTACAGTAGGTATGAAGGGTGGTAAATGGAAATGATAAGATTATTAGTGTTGTTAAGCGTATTTTACACTTTTGATTTTTTATATAATAAAAATTATATAAAAATAATTTATTATATTACCTTAATGAAGTTGTCTAATTTAGTATTATAAATGTTCAAATATTAAACATATTAACTAATTGAGTGAAGTTAAAGGAGCAGCATTATGATTATCATCTAAAATTGGTCTAAATGGGGCCTTTATATACTCTGTATTAAATTTTTGAGTAGTCATATTTTTAACAACTTCTTGCTCTAAAGTGTAAGGAAATTGATGTGTCGGAGTAAATGGTGTCCATTTTTTTTCTTCTGTTGGATAATATTCTTCTAAACCCGCCATTCCTGTTTTTACAGAAGCATTTTTGATAAATTGATATGCAACTAGCAATGCTAAAACACCTAAAACAGGATTCGAATATGCAAACATCATTAAAGCTACTAATAAAACAACTATTTTACCCAAAGTAGTATCAATCATACTTGCTACTCCATCTGGAAGTTTAAATCCCATTACTAAATATAACACAAATAATATAGATAATGCAACTTCTGGCATTTGTTTTTTATTAAAATAATCCATCTTATATATTATACTTTTAAAAAAACTATAGCAAAAAATAGCTCCATATTTTCTAAAGATTATAAGTTATGAGAATTACATTTGTTAAAACAATCTAAATACAAACTTATAAATAGTGTATATCCATCTGGTCAAATTATGAACAAACAATTTAAAAAAGAAGAAGCTATCGAATGGCCTCAAAATCTTAACACGTATATCGGAAATAAAGGGTATACTATACTTAAAAATGATTTATCTATTAAACAACAACTTACATTAAAAGAGATGTTAATGGTAAAACCATATGTTCCAGGATCTCCTGTTCAAGTTCAAAAAACATTTCCGGTTTACCGAGAATCTGACAAAAAAATATATGTACCACGTTATTTTGGCGAAGATCTTTTCGGACCAGCAAAAACTATTAAACTTACAGAGGGAGACACGGTTGATTTAGAATTCCAAGGCAAACTTAGGGATTATCAAGAGCCTGTAGTAAATAAATTTATCGAATATGTTACAACTGAAAAAACACTTGGTGGATTACTCGAACTCCCGTGTGCTTGGGGTAAAACCTCGGCATCTCTGTATATATGCTCACAATTAAAGAAAAAGACATTAGTAATAGTTCACAAAGAATTTTTAATGAATCAGTGGATTGAACGTATTAGACAATTTATACCTACATCTAAAATAGGAAAAATTCAAGGTAAAATAATTGATATTGAAGGAAAAGATATTGTTATATGTATGTTACAAAGTTTAGTTATTAAAGAATATCCACCAACATTATTTGATTGTTTCGGTTTTACAATTATTGATGAAGTTCATCATATTTCAAGTGAAACATTTTCAAATGCACTTTTTAAAATTGTCACCAAATATATGTTAGGGTTAAGTGCAACTATGAACCGTAAAGATGGAACAACAAAAGTATTTAAAATGTTTTTAGGTAAAGTTGTTCATAAAGTTGAAAGAAAAGATGAACATAATGTTCAAATAAGAGCTATTACATTTAAAACAAATGATACCGAATTTAATGAAACTACATTAGATTGGAAAGGAAATCCACAAATAAGTACAATGATTAGTAAATTATGTAGTTATAGTAAAAGAACTGAATTTATTATTAAAGTATTGACTGATTTTATAGAAGTTGATGATGTCAATAAAAATGTAATAGAAACCCATAAAAAAGAAATGGATTCAAAAAATCCAAATTGTGAAATTTGTTTAAAAAATAACAATTATTTAATTAAAAATAGTTGTTGCGATACAGTAAAATATTGCTTATCCTGTGTTCAGGAAATTGAAGGAAAAGCTGAAATTATTGGAATTAATACAGATGGTATAAATATTCACAAAACAAAAATTCCTAAATGTCCAAATTGTAAAAAACGCTTAAAATATGAACAACATTATATAGAAAATCCATATGTTAAACCATTAGAACAATTACAGACACTAATATTATCTCATAATTTAAATGTATTACATTATATTTATAACAAAATAGTATGTAAAAATATAGCATCTGTTGGTTACTATGTAGGAGGTATGAAAGAAATTGAATTAAAAAAATCAGAAAAAAAACAAGTAGTATTAGCAAGTTTTTCTATGGCAAGTGAAGCATTGGATATTCCTAGTTTAAATGCCGAATTTTTGATAACACCCAAAACCGATATTGTTCAAAGTGTTGGAAGAATTTTACGTGCAAAACATTCATTTGCAGATCCTATAATTTACGATATTAAAGATGATCATGAAGTATTTCGGAAACAATGGTTAAAAAGAAAAGCATATTATAAAAAACAAAATTATAATATAATTGAATGTGATAGCTATAATTATAATAAAGAATTTATAAACTGTAAAACTACTAATGATAGCTGTAAAAAAAATATAAATGTGGATGAAGAAGATGAAAAAGATGAAGAAGATAAAAACGATAAGTTAACGTCAGGCATTTGTTTATTGAAGATT